GATAGGATCGGTCATACTGATGTATGGGACACAACCAAGACCTATGAAGTAGATGTGGTCTGGTATTACGACTTTGCTGACCTTCCTCAAGTATTCAAAGACTACATCACATCACGTGCTGCTACACGTTGTGCTATTCGTCTTGTTGGTGATGTGAACCTTACCCAAGCTCTTGCTTCATTTGAGACGTGGCGTAGGGCTAACTGCATTGAATATGAATGCAATGAAGGTGACTATACTATGTTTGGATTCAAACAAGGTGATGGATTCTACAATAGCTATAAACCATTCAAGGCTCTTGCACGATGACAGCAATCTCTCAACGTATACCTAACTTCATTGGTGGTGTTTCCCAACAAGCTGATGAGAAGATGCTGTTGGGTCAAGTCAAAGATGCTGTGAACTGCTACCCTGATATTACCCTTGGTATGCTTAAGCGTCCTGGTGGTAAGTTCCTTGGCAGGTTAGCTAGTCTAACTGCTAATACAGCCAATACGGCTGCATGGTTTAGTATGTTTAGAGATAACCAGGAGAAGTACATTGCTACTGTATCTTCCGCTGGTGTCCCTAAGGTATGGAACATGTTGACTGGACAAGCTGCTACTGTAACTTATCCAGCTGGTAAGCAGGCATCTATTGAAAGCTATCTAACTGCTGCTGACTATCGCAATATCAAAACTCTTACTATTAACGACTTCACCTATATCGTTAACAGTGAGAAGACAGTGCAAGCATTAGCTGCACCAACATACAATCCATTACGGCAAGCTGTTATCTCTCTGCTTATTGTAGAGCATGACACCAACTACACTGTTAGCATTAACAGAACTGAATATACCTATACAAGCCCTTCCAATACTGGTGGTACTAACCTAACAGTAGAAATCGTTATGAAGGGAATCATGGATGCTATTGGATTCCCAACTGGTCTTGGTCTAACTAAAACGATTGTTGATGGCGTCTTAGTACTTACTAGTACTGCTGATATGACTGTCTCAGTTGCTGGAGGTAATGCTGGTACAGATGGCCAATACATCAGGGTATTCAATAATTCTGTTAATAACATCTCACGTTTGCCAGAGCAATGTACTGATGGACTCATTGCTAAAGTCGTTAATGTTTCAGGTGCAGCAGACGATTACTATGTCAAGTTTGTCGGTACTACTCTAGCTGTTACTGGTACTTATAGCCAAACTGGAACTACAGTAACTGTTACCACATCCACTGCACATGGTATCGGTAATAACAAATTAGCTAATGTAAGCTTCTCAAGTGGTAACGGTGTTAGAGGTACGTATCAAGTTACGGTCACTAGCACCACTCAGTTCACCTATACCTCAGGTACTAGTCAAACTACCAGTGGTAATGTCTCTGTTACTGGTCCATTTAATCATGGTTACTGGGAAGAGACAGTTGCACCTGATGTCAGTATTGGATTCAATGCAGCTACAATGCCTGTAGCACTAATCCGTACTAGCCTCAGTCCTCTTACCTTTAGAGCTACCTTCTTAGATGGCTCTGAGACTATCAATAACTTTCCATTACTTTGGGAACCACGATTGGTTGGTGATGAAGAGACAAACGCTCATCCCACCTTTGTAGGTAATACCATTCAGGATATCTTCCTATTCAACAATAGGCTTGGGTTCCTAACTCAAGATAACGTCTCCATGTCTCAAGCTGGGGACTACTATAACTTCTACCATAAGTCAGCTACTACAGTTACTGCAGCTGATCCTATTGATCTTAGTTGTGCTAGCATTAAGCCTGCTACTGTACGTTCTGTTGTACCAGTTACTCAAGGTCTATTGCTATTCAGTGATAGCCAACAGTTCCTAATGGAAGCTGAGAATGGTGCATGGACACCTGCTAACTGCTCTATTAGCACCATCGCTAACTACGAGTGTGATAGGTACATGAAGCCTATTGACTTAGGTTCTACTGTACTGTATGTCAGTCGTAACCAGAGCTGGGCTAGAGCATTTGAGATCTTCGTTAGAGGACAACGAGAAACACCTACTGTCACTGAGACAACTAAGGTAGTCCCTGAGTGGATGCCACAAGATATCACAGACTCCGTAGGAAGTGCCCAGAATGGCCTGTGGGTGGCCTCTAGTAGAACTTCCACCTCTATGTACCTGTACAGGTTCTACGAGCAGGGAGACGAGCGTCCTATGGCCGCTTGGGTGAAGTGGTCACTACCCTCTAATGTTATCCATACAGCTATCCAGAATGATATTCTTTATGTACTAACTAGCGGTACTGAGGGTTATACTGTAACACAACATAAGTTAGTCCTCGCACCTAGCACTGGTGGCCTTATTAACATCCTAGGTAATACAGTTGACCCATACCTTGACTCATGGTGTGAGGTAACTGATGTTGCTATGGTGTCTCCTGCGCCACCCACTGCACCTTCTTATAACCAAGCTAGTGATGTTACAAAGGTATATCTACCTACATACTTCAACACCACTAAGACTATCAGGTATGTAGTAGGTCTTGTTAAAGGACTTACTCCTGGCACTGAATCAGGGTATACCAACACAGCTACGCTACTCACTGATGGTGGTGGTACATACTTCAACATCCCTGGTGATGTAAGTAATAACTACATCTATGTTGGTTATGAGTACAACATGGAAGTAACCCTTCCTAGGTACTACTATAATATGGGTCAACAAGGTGTTGACTTTACTGCTGTTACTACTACATCCCGCATGGCATTCTACACAGGTCTTGGTGGTGAAATCAATTTCAACATTAAAGATCGTAGTAGAACTGAGTGGGCAGAAACTGCAGGAGCTAGAGTTGCTGATTTCTACATCTCTAACACCGCACCATTCAGGGATTCATTTGTCTATAAAGTTCCCATTTATCAAAGACCAGACAACTATACAATGAAAGTTACTTCAAATACTCCGTTCCCTGTTAGTCTTGTGTCTATGCAGTGGGAGGGACAATACTCACCTGGCTTCTATCGGAGGACCTGAGGATGGCTTTTCCTATTGGGCTAGCTATTGGAGGTATTACCTCTATCCTTGGTGGTCTAGGTGGCCAAGCTGAAGCTGATGCACAAAATGCTGCTATAGAAGCTAAGTATAAATACGATTTGCAAGGTTGGCAGTTTGGTAGACAGCGTATTAAAGCTGACTACAGACACAGCAATAAGCAGTGGCGTCTTAACCAAAGGAATGAAGAGGCACTTGGTGCCTTTAAGGATGCTACTAATTTTCAGGATTGGGACTTTAAGTTAAAGATCCAGAACGCTGAATACGCTTCTCAGATGAAGCAATATGCTAAGTCTGAGCAGATCTATGGTCAGCAACTTACCTTCAACCAAATGGCACAAGCTGCTGCCAATGAAGCTGAGTACCGTAAACTGGAAGATGCTATGAAAGAGATGGCATTCCAAAACCAAGACATTATCATCAGGGCACTTCAAAGTGAAGGTGCTACTGCTGTTAAAGGACAACAAGGTAGGAGTGCTGAGAAGCTAGAACAGGCTGAGTTTGCTGCTCTTGGTCGTAACCAAGCAATCCTTGCTGAGTCTCTGTTGAGTGCTAAGGCCGATTCAGCAGCTGCTATCCGTAAGATTGCCAATGATAAGTTCGGTGCTGATCTTGCAGCAGAAGCTAATCGTATGCTACGTCCTGATCGTCTTCCTCAACCGCCTAAGCCTCTTACTACACCACGTGCTGAGTATCTCAAGCCACGTAAGCCTAAGGCGTTTGACTTTGGTCCTAAGCCTATTAAAGGTGCTATGGCATCTTCTGCTGGTGCATGGATGGGAGCAGGTGCTAGTTTCCTTGAATCTCAAGGGCCAACTCTTTTCAAAGGTTTGACTACAGGTACTTGGGGTTAACACCGTTAACATTGAATTTACATAAATGGATCAAGTAAGTTACAGAGGGTACGCCCGGAGTATAGGTTTCGATCCTATTAAAGCACCTACGGATGGTCTTGCTCGTATGCAAGAACGTGATAACCGTATCATACGTGGTATGGAGGATAACCGTAGGGAAATTAAACAGGTAAGAGACGAGTATGGTGCTGGGCTTGAACGTAAGCTCAGTATCGAAGCACGAGATCGTGATCAGAACTACGCATGGGAAAAGAAGCTTGCTGAGAATCGTCAGGAAGCTGTTAGTAAGAATGCTCAAACACTGATACAAAGTGAACTGCAACGTGGTAAGAATGCAGAAGCTGTCTTCGATAGCCTAGCTAAGTTCAGCACTACACTTGCTGAGGGCGTCACTGAATACCGTAAACAAAAGGATGAGGCTGATAAAGTTCAAGGTGCCTACCTTGTAGCCTCTGGTCAAATATCCCAAGAGGAACTTAGGAACCACCTTACAGCTAGGACACTACTTAAGACATCTGGGGAGGCTACTAACCAAATCGTTGGTGGTCTCCAACAACGCAATGCTAACCCATACCTTGTTAGTAACCTAGCCTCTAGCAATAAGGCTCTCCATGTAGGTATGATGGAAGCCTATGCAAGGCAAGCCCTTAGTAACTACCCTTCATGGGCTCAAAATAAACTAGATGAACGTGGTCTTAGCTCTGCTGAGCAAAGGCTTGCTGCTGCCCCTGGATTGCTTGGTGAGTTCCTTAAGGAGAATGGACTCCTTGAGATCAAACCAATGGCTATAATGGAGCCTCTACAGCGTGCTAATCAAGCATACAGTGGTCTTGTAGAGTCAGCTAGGCGCTCCGATATCCGTAATAAGTCGGATGACATTAGGTCTCA